GCAATATCTGAATACAAAAATTTCTTTGGCACAGGTCAAGGAACTTCAGGAACAAATGGCGCTATCAACGGCGGTGCTAAAGATGATGGCGGTGGCACAGGTCAAGGAACTTCAGGAACAAATGGCGCTATCAACGGCGGTGCTAAAGATGATGGCGGTGGCACAGATCAAACTCTTACACCAACAAATGTTCCACGAGGTGCCGTTTTAGAACCTGCAGATTTAGGTGTTGTTTCAATTAAGTCAATCAATGATATGACTCAAGAAGAGATTGATGCTTTTACTCAAGCAACAGTTGCTGCTGGTGGAAAATCAACGGATCCGGCAAATCGTTTGCCAGGTGAGTCTGCAAGTGCAGCAAATGCCCGCATAACTGAAGGATACAAAAAATTCCTTGCAAAACCAGTAGCAAGTGAAGATGCCATAAATGCAGGTGCTGAAGTAAAATTTGTTCGTACGGGTTCTGGTGGCCAAGGCGAATATACAGTTGTGACACCTGTTGGCTACACTGGTCCAGAAATCAAAACCACAAATTGGACTGAAGGTATTATTCCAAACACTGGTAAATATACAACAGGCTCAGATGCTGGAAAATTTGTTGATGCAGAAGGAAATGTTACACCAGTTCCAACATTTAATGATTTAGCAAGTGGCACAGTTACCCCACCACCTGCCGTAGATTATACATCTGGTTTAAGCGTAACTCAATTAGCACAAGAAGCCAATAGAGAACGTGGTGGATATTATGGAGGAACTGTAGGACCTACAGGACCTAATGTTCCTTCTATCGCTGGAATTACTGGTCCAACAGGTTTAACTGGTCCAACTGGTCCTATTATAACTCCAACAGGTCCAACAGGTTTAACTGGTCCAACTGGTCCTGGATTTGTTCCTGGAATTACTGGTGCAACATTACCTATTGGACCAACTGGTGCAGCCGTACAAACTTATACAGCACCAGATGGAACTAAATTTACCGATGCTGCTGCTTATGTTAATTATACAAATATGCTTCAATCTGGTCAGCAAGCACGCCAGTCAGCATATGATGTACTATTAAATGAATTTAATAAATATGGCCTTGGTTCGTTAGTAGAAGGCATTAAGGATTTAATTAAATCTAATGTTTCGCCATCAGAGTTTTCTATTGCCTTACAAAATACTGATGCTTATAAGCAGCGTTTTGCTGCTAACCAAGACCGTATTAAGCAGGGTTTACGTGCATTAACTCCAGCAGAATACATTGGTCTTGAGGACCAGTATCAAAACATTATGCGTAACTATGGACTACCTGCTTCTTACTACAGCAAGGATTCTATAGGAACCCAAGCTGGGTTTAATAAGTTTATTGCTAATGACGTATCAGCAGCAGAGTTAGAAGATCGTATTGCTACAGCGCAGAAGCGTGTTATTAACGCAGACCCTGCAGTAACTGATGCACTACGCCAGTTCTACCCAGACATTACCAATGCAGATATTTTGGCATACACACTTGACCCTACCAACGCACTTGAAAATATCAAGCGTAAGGTAACTGCCGCAGAAATTGGTGGTGCTGCATTAGGTCAAGGACTTATGACTAACGCAGCAAGCGCTGAAGATTTGGCTAAGTATGGAATTACTAAAGCACAAGCACAGCAAGGTTATGGAACTATCGCTGAGTTCCTACCATCAGCAACCAAACTTGGTGATATCTATGCTGAACAAGGACTTGGTGCCTATGACCAAGCAACTGCGGAACAAGAAGTATTTGGAACAAGAGGTGCAGCAGAGGCTGCACGTAAACGCAAGAAACTTGCAGAACTAGAAACACGTGCATTCCAAGGTCAAGCTGGAACAGCACAAGGAGCATTAGCGCGAGACCGCGCTGGCTCAATTTAATAAAGCCTGCCAACAGAACCACCGGCCTGTTGGAGCGACATCAATAACCGGTAGTGGGAGCCATACTGCGTCACCCCAAACAGTATGTGGCCTACGTCAAACATAGAATGGGAGATGGACTAATGTCCAATTACGAGTACGAGGACGACGATGACTTTTTAATGGAGTCAAATGATCTCGTTAAACAACTACGCAAACAACTAAAGCAAAGAGATAAAGAGCTTAATGAATTTAAGTCTCAATTTGAAAATCTCTCTAAGGCGCAACGTGAACGAGCAATTAAAGATGCCCTCGAATCGCGTGGAGTAAATGGCAAAGTTGCTAAATTTATTCCACAGGACTTAGACCCAACTGAGGAGTCTTTGTCTAAATGGCTTGAAGATAACGCCGATGTATTCGGCTTTCAGGTCGAAGATAAACAACCAGTAGTAGACCCAGCACAAGCTGCTGCTTATAAGAAAATGAATAATGCCGTTGACCAAGGATTAACTCCTGATTCAACAGATGACATTATGCGTAAACTCCTATCTGCAGATAGTAAAGAGGCGCTGGACGAAATTATTCGTAACTCTGGTCTCTAATCAACTCTAACCGAAAGGCACTATAGATGGCAATTCCATCAGGTACGCTCACCGGTACCAGTGCGATTAGCAACCTCGTACAAACAGCATATGATCAGTACGTCCGTATGGCGTTACGTTCTATTCCTGTTATGCGTGCTCTTGCTGACGTAAAGCCGGTGCAGCAGGCGATGCCAGGTTCATCAGTTGTATTCTCAATCTACTCAGATTTAGCTCAGGCTACATCTACTTTGACAGAATCAACAGATGTTTCTTCAATCGCTCTTGGTAATCCAAATCAGATTACTGTAACACTTCAGGAATACGGTTCAGCCGTAACCACAACCAAGAAGTTAAACCTAACTTCATTCAACGATGTAGACGCTGCTCTTGCAGATATCATCGCTTATAACGCTGCAGACTCTATTGATGCTGTTGTTGCTGGTGTTCTTACATCAGGCACAAACATCATCTACGGTGGTACTGCAACAAACACCGCAGGTATCACAGCAGGTTCAACAATCTCTGTATCAGATATCCGCGCTGCTGTAACAAACCTTCGCTCAAACAAAGCTCTGCCTCGTATCGGCGAACTATATGCAGCATACCTACATCCAAAGCAGACAGCTGACCTTCGTGCAGAAACAGGTACTGGTGGATTCCAGGATCTATCTAAGTACGTAGACCGCACACCATTCGTGGCTGGTGCAGTTGGTGTACTTGAAGGTGCATTCATTGTTGAAACACCTCGCGTACCTTACACATCAAACGGTTCGGTAAACGTCTACTCTGCAATCGTTGCAGGTCGTGAAGCACTTGCTGAAGCTCAAGGACAAGATATCTCTACAGTTATCGGTCCACAAATTGACGCGCTTCGCCGCTTCCATACAATCGGTTGGTACTACTTCGGTGGATGGAATCTACTGCGTACCGCTGCTTTGTACAATATCCAAACTTCAACAGCTTACTAATAGTTGATTGACTCTAACGTAGGGGGAGAAATCTTCCTACGTTTGGGTAAGTTCGCTAGGAGAACTAATGGCATACGCAGCAACAACACCTTGGCAATACCAGACTTGGGGTGCAGGCAAAGCCTGGCCTGATAAGTATTCACGTCTTGCCGGTAGACCAATTACTGGTGGATCATTGTCAGGTCCTATCAATCCATTTATGACTGATATTGCTCGTGGTGTTACATTAATTGTAAAAGATGGTGTAGTTGAAGAAACGCTATATCCATATCAAAACACACTAGCTGATGCAGACTTTTATATCCTTGGTGGTCATACACAGACCATTACAGATGCACAAGCAGCAATCCTAATAGCCGCAGGTTACAGCGATTATGTAACACCAATAGTCTAATGCCAAGATACGATTACACCTGCCAAAAATGTCAGGTAACAGAAGAAGTAAGTAAGTCTTACGCAGACTTTGATAGAGAAGAAATCCACACTTGCGGTAGCAAGATGGAAAGAGGATTTAATCTAAAGCCATTCTTTGATGGTGGCTTAATGCCAACCAGAGGTGGTGCATCATTAGGTGCAATTAAGAAAGACGATAAGGAATTATCTTCTTACTACTCTGCAGTAAAGCAAGGCATTGAGCCTATCTCTACCAAGCAGAAAGACATTGATGCAGCAGTAAACATTTCTAATGAAATGGGTAAAGCATTTGATGGAAACAATATCGGCGCAAGTTTATTAGGTGATTAATTATGGCAACTCCAGCGTGGCAGAAAAAAGAAGGTAAGAACCCAAAGGGTGGATTAAATGCTAAGGGCAGAGCATCTGCTAAAGCACAAGGTCACAACCTAAAGCCTCCAGTTAAGTCAGGTGATAATCCAAGACGAGCATCATTCTTAGCTCGTATGGGTAATGCGTCAGGACCTGAGCGTAAACCAAATGGAGAACCAACAAGATTGCTCCTATCTCTACAAGCGTGGGGAGCATCAAGCAAAGCTGATGCAAAGAAAAAAGCAGCAGCAATCTCAGCAAGAAACAAGAACAAGAAAAAATAGGAGCAACTATGAAGTTCGCAAAAGCAATGAAGGGTGACGGCGGAGCGCAGTCAACTCAAGATAAAGGATTCGGTGGCGGATCTAAAAAGGGTATTCCTGCTTCCACTATGAAAGGCAAAGTTGGAATGTCTGGTAAGAAAGCAACATTCAAAGCTGGAAAGAAAACGGTAAAGAAGTAATGTGCGCTGTATGTGGATGCGGATACGCATCATATGATGATATTGAAACAGGCGCTCCAGGCGCTAAGCCAATGGAAGAAAAAGTTGGCGAAAAAGAATGAAGAAGCCTAAGTCTAAAGAGGCAAAGGTAATGGGAGAGTTCAAGCGAGGAACTCTTCACTCTGGTTCTAAAAAAGGACCAGTAGTTAAATCTCGTAAACAAGCAGTAGCTATCGCATTAAGCGAAGCAGGTAAGTCAAAGAAGAAGAAATAATGGCTAAAAAGTCAGAAAAGTATTCTGAGAAAAAAGACAAACCTGTTGATAAAAAGTTAACCGCTAAGTTAACGCCTAAGCAAAAAGCTGCCTTTGAAAAGGCAGATAAGAAACAAAAGCCAAAGCCAAAGACTATGGCTGAGGATAAGGCTTGGGATAAAAAGAAAATAGCACAAATTCGTAAAACAGTTAAGTGAGGTTATAAGTGGCACAGTACGGTAATGATGGTTCAACGCTGAATGATGAACTAAATCGTTTAGCTAATGGCGGTGCCACTTATCCTTCTTATACTGACTACAAGGATCAAGCGGGTGCAGCACAGGCTTGGGCTAGTGCAAAAGCGGTATCGCTTGGAAAGGTGACTGACCTTGTTGGAGTTCTTAATCTTATTGGCGGCATTACTGCTCGCCCTAATATGTTAGATGTTGCAGGTATCTGTAACAAAATTGCTGGTACTACAGGGCTAGAACCTGCAGCCGCACTTCGTGAGGTGGCTAATTGACGGCAACATACAATTTAGTTGCACCACAAGCAACCACATTTGTTTTTCAATTTCAAATTAAAACAGACAATACTGTTTGGGATTTGACTGGCTATACGGCTACTATGACTGTGCGCCCATTTTTAGGTTCTACAACAACTACTTTATTGGCTACTACCGCTAATAGTAAAATTGTATTAGATGCAATAAATGGTAGAGCGACAGTTACATTCAGTGCTATAGATACTAATATTAAAGCACAAAATTATGTTTATGATTTTGTTTTTGATTCTGGCACTGAAATTACAAGAATTTTAGAAGGACAATTTATTGTTACTGCAGGGGTTACGGTATGAGCGATGAAATCATCGTTGAATCCTTTGTTACAACTGCAATCAGCGTAGAGGCTTCAGGAAGTCCTACTGAAACAATAGTTATTATTGAGTCTGCAGAACCACAAACATCTGTGGTATTTTCTGCAGATCAAGGACCGCAAGGCACACCTGGTGCTACAGGGCCTACAGGCCCTGTTGGTGTCACTGGCCCTATCGGTCCACAAGGAGTCACAGGTTCTACAGGTTCTCAAGGACCAACAGGAGCCACTGGCTCTGCTGGTTTAACTGGCCCAACAGGGCCAACTGGAGACACGGGAGCACAAGGTGCAACAGGAAGCACAGGAGCTACGGGTTCGATTGGCAATACAGGTCCTACAGGAAATACAGGACCTACCGGAAGCACAGGCAGTACAGGCGCAACAGGACCCACTGGTCCTACTGGCCCAACAGGTACTACTGGAAGCATCGGAGCCACAGGACCTACAGGTTCTACAGGCGCACAAGGCGTAACTGGACCGACAGGTCCAACAGGTTCACAAGGTAACATAGGACCAACAGGTCCAACAGGTTACACTGGCGCTGTCGGTGCTACGGGTTCAACTGGTCCAACAGGTGCGACAGGCTCTCAAGGTATACAAGGAATTACTGGACCTACTGGTCCAACAGGAAACACTGGTTCTACAGGCCCTACAGGGCCTACAGGGGCTACTGGCGCCGATTCCACAGTAGCAGGTCCAACTGGCTCTACTGGTCCTACTGGCCCTACGGGCGCTACTGGAGCAACAGGTTCACAAGGAATACAAGGTATTACTGGTCCGACAGGTGCTACTGGATCTACAGGTTCAACGGGTGCTACAGGACCAACTGGGCCGACAGGTGCTACAGGAACAGCAATTTACGATTCAGACACGGCAGTTATATCTCAGCAGGTATTCAGTTAAACTACAACTATGAAAGTTGCGGTTTATACGATAACATTAAATGAAGCAAAACATATCAAGCGTTGGTATGAATCAGCAAAAGAAGCTGACTATTTATTAATAGCAGATACTGGTTCAACCGATGACACAGTGACAATAGCTAAATCACTTAATATTAAGGTAGTTGAAATTTCAATTAAACCTTGGCGCTTTGATGATGCTCGTAATTATGCGTTAGCAAGTCTGCCATACGATGTGGATTACTGTATCTCTATGGATGCAGATGAAGTATTAAAACCAGGTTGGCGTGCAGAACTTCAGAAAGCATACGATACCAAAACTAATAAGTTACCAAGACCAAAGCATAAATTGGTAACTGACTTTGATGCAGAAGGTAATCCAACAGTAGACTTTTTTGCTAATAGAATCCACGCAAGGTTTGGATATAGATGGAGACATCCTATCCACGAAGTGATAGTACCTTATGGTGATATCAACGAAGTATTTTACCAAATAGATTTACAGATACATCACCACCCTGATAACGAGAAAAGTCGTGGTCAGTATCTACCAATGCTAGAGATGGCAGTGGATGAAGAACCATTCAATCCTCGTAACCTTTATTACTACGGCAGAGAGTTATTCTTTCATAAAGAGTATCTAGCAGCTAAGAAAGTATTTGAGGAGTATCTAAAATATTCTAGGTATCCAGGTGAAAAATCATATGCGCTTAGATACCTAGCAAAGTGCGATCCTAAAAATGCTGAAAAACATCTCAAGGAATCTATCAAGACTTTGTATTGTAGAGAAGGAGTATTGGCGTTAGCCAATCATTACTACATAACCAAAGAATGGAAAAAGTGCTTAAAAGTATCGCTTGAGGCAATAGAAATTAAAGAACGACTTAATGAGTTTATGTCCGAAGAATGGGCTTATGGGCATATGGCATATGACTTAGTTGCTATTAGTGCGTGGCAATTAGAACAATGGGATGACGCATTACGTTATGGTGAATTAGCCGCAGAAATGTCACCTAATGATGAACGGCTTATTAACAATGTTAAGTTCTATCGTGAAAAAAAGGAGCAACTAGATGCCGACATTCGCGCAACTGGTGGATGAAGTCAGGGCTAATCTTAGTGGTTATACCTTGCGCCAAGATCGCATCACCAATCTAGCAAACGTAGGTGGTATTAATACTACTGATCTTAGTATTAAAATTGGTAGTTCCGATAACCTAGCTAAAGGTATTATTGAAATTGATGATGAATTGATATGGATTAATTCATTTGATAACACTAATTTACAATTAAATGTCATTCAAGGTTTTGGTCGTGGTTATGGTGGAACTACTCCATCGCCTCACGCTCAGAACGCAATGGTTACTATGACTCCTACATTCCCACGAGTAAATGTCAAAAAAGCCATTAATGATACTATTAATTCTTTTTACCCAAAATTATTTGGTGTAGCATCAACAACATTTACATTTAACGCAGCGCAGGTAGCGTATCCATTACCTGCAGAAGCGCGAGATGTTTTATACATTTCGTGGCAAACAGTAGGTCCGTCTAAAGAATGGCTGCCTGTCAATCGTTGGAGATTTGACAGAATGGCAAACGTGGCAGCATTTGATACTACAAAGACGGTGAACATTTATGAAAAGATTATGCCTGGTCGTACAGTCCAAGTCTACTATTCCATTATCCCAAATGATCTCACTAACAACTCTGATGACTTTGCTACTGTTACAGGCTTACCAGAAACGTGCCGAGATGTTGTTATCTTTGGAGCTTCGTACAGGCTCCTTAGTTACCTTGACACAGGTCGAATTAACCTCAGTTCAGCAGAAGCAGATATAAACGATAATAAGTTACCGTCAACTGCCGGTGCCTCTGCATCTAAATATGTATTTGCTCTCTATCAGCAACGCTTAATGGAAGAGTCAACTAAGTTACAGGATCGTTTCCCAATCCGAGTTCACTACAGCAAGTAAGGATAACTAATGCAAGTTAGAAAATATAGTTCTATCAGTCAAGATACTAATCTTGCTGCTGGTGGTATATCGGCAGCAGCTACATCTATGACGGTAGCAAGTGGCACTGGCAATTCACTTATGGGTGGCATTACGCTAACTGCAGGAGATACCTTTCAGGTAGCGATTGACCCAGATACAGTAAATGAAGAACTTGTTTATATCACTGCTCAATCAAGTGATGTATTTACAATTACACGTGCGGTTGCTGGTACATCTGCAGTAGTTCACGCTGCTGGTGCAACCGTTCGCCACGTTATGTCTAGTGATGATCTTAATTATTTTAACACCACAAGCCCTGCAAGTTTAGCGCTTGCTAAAGGTAGCATCACCGTTGCTACTGGAGCGCAGGCTGTTGCAGGACTTCCTGTAGGAACAAACGGATACATTCTTACTGCTGATTCCACTCAAGCTACTGGTGTTAAATGGGCTGCAAGTGCTGCTCCTAGTGGTGACAGTGACCAAATTATCATTCCAACCCAAGTCTTTAATTAAAGGATACCAATGGCAACATTTACAAAAACACTCCTCTCTGGTTCTACCCAGGGCAAGGGAATCAAGGTAGTAGCAACCGCTTCTACTGGTACTACAATTCACGCAACAGGCACATCTTCTTCAACCATTGATGAAGTATGGCTATACGCATACAACTCATCTACTGGACCTGTGACTTTAACTATTCAATATGGTGGAACTACATCTCCAGATAATGATATTAAGATTGATTTACCAGCAACTTCAGGTCTTACATTAGTTGTACCTGGTTTGATTCTTACAGGAACAGGTGCTGCAGCTAATACCGTTTATGCTTATGCTGGAACCGCTAACGTAGTTACAATTTCAGGTTATGTGAATAGGATTTCTTAATGTCTGCTAGACAAGATAGAGGACAATCAGGTAGCCAAGTATCTGCTTGGATGCCTTCTAATAATAAATTTACTCCACTTGTGCAACAATCAGTTGTTGCCCCGTATGGATTAAAATTACAGCAAACCATTCAAGCATCGGGTTCCGTTACTATCCCTGCAGGCATTAACTTTGTTTATGCGATTGTTGTAGGCGGTGGCGGTGCTGGTAGCAGTTCTACAGTTCTTTCAGGTGGAGGAGCAGGTGGTGTTTCTTATGGTTGGACACTTGCTCAATCAACCTGCATAGTTGGTAGTGGCGCATCTAGTGGTGGAACAAGTGGTGGTTATTCTCGTTACGGAAATATCATTGCAGGCGGTGGTGCTGGAGCCGCAAACCAACCTGGTCCTGGTAGTGCTGGCAATGGTGGCAGTGGTGCTACTGGTGGTAATGGTGGTGCAGGACTTGTAAGTTATTATGGCGCTCCAGCAGGTAGTGGTGGCACTGGAGGTAGCACAACCGCAAATGGCGGTAATGGTATTGCTGCAGTAGGTGCTGGCGGTGGCGGTGGAACTGCATTTGCTGGTGGTACTGGTGGTAATGGTGGAAATGGTGTTTCAGGCGGAGGCGGTGGCGGAAGTCAAGCATCTGGATCATCTACTCAAACTGGTGGTAATGGTGGCAGTGGTTTAGTAGGCGGTGGCGGTGGTGGTGCAGGAACCACAACTGGCACACGCACTGGTGGTAGTGGTGGTAATGGTTTAGGAATTGATGGAACCGCTTATACAGGTGGAACAGGAACTACTGGAACCAATACTAATGGCGCAGGCGGTGGAGGAGCAGGAATTGCTGGAAATGGTAGCAACGCTGCAACAACCGTAGGTGGCGCAGGTGGTTTAGGTGGCGGAGGCGGTGGCGGTGGCGCTACTGCAGGCGCTGGTGGCGCAGGAATTATTTATCTTTACTACTAAAGGAAACTTATGAGTGCAAATTTTAATATCAATCCATCATTCTCTGATACACCATACGGATTAAAGTTACAACAAACTATCACATCAAGCGGAGCAGTAACTATCCCATCAAACATCAAGCGTGTATATGCAATATGTATTGGCGCTGGTGGTGGAGGCGGTGCTACTTCTACTTATGCAGGTGGCGGAGCTGCAGGAAGTTTTTCTGCTGGCTGGACTTATGCAACTAACACTTGCACCGTAGGTGCGGGTGGAACAGGTGTTGCTGGAGCAACTGGTAATAATGGTGGTTTTACGCAGTATGGAATGATTTTAGCAGGCGGTGGTCGTGGCGGTGCTGGTGCAACTACACCTAGTACAGATGTTACTTCTACAAATTATGGTTCTAGTGGTCAAGGTGCTGGTAATGGTGGTAGTGCAGGTGCAGGACTTGTAAGTTTTTATGGCAGTCCAGCAGGAAGTGCCGGTTCACCTAATGGTCTTACTTCTTATGCTGCAGGCGGTGGTGCTACTGGTGCTACCACAGGCGGTGCTGGTGGAGCTGGTGTAATTGGTGGAGGCGGAGGTGGAGCGTCAGGCTCTACTGGAACTCAAACAGGTGGCGCTGGTGGTAGAGGTTTAATTTGTGGTGGTGGTGGTTCTGCTAACACTACAGGTACTGGCACAGGCGGTGCTGGTGGTAATTCTGATTCTTACACAGGTGGTTCTGGTTCAACTGGAACTGGTGTTACTTTTGGTGCTGGTGGAGGTGGAGCTGGTTACACCGGTAATGGTTCTAACGGATCTGGAAATACTGGCGGTGCTGGTGGCTCAGGCGGTGGTGGCGGTGGTGCTGGATGTAACAGTGGCACTGGTGGCACTGGTGGAGCTGGCGTAATTTATCTTTACTACTAAGGAGTGTAATGGCTACATTTGCAATGATGTCTGGTAATTCGGTAAGTAATATTATCGTTGCAGACAATAAAGAAGAAACAGAAAAAGCACTTAATTGTGTGTTAATTGAGTTTACAACAGAAAACCCTGCAGGTATTGGTTGGACTTGGGATGGTTCTAAGTTTATTGAACCAATCATAGAAGAATAATTATATAAATATCGTCCTGAGTATGACGCGAAACTGCTCCGTTTTTTATTTTAAAAGGAGATTTAGTGTCAACGCTACCCCCAAACATTACTGAACCAATTCCTGCCGCCGTTGGTAATCCAGTTAATAATCAAATATATGCAGGTAGTAGTGTTGCTTATGATGTCTCTATTGGTGGTCAACCATTCTTCCTGCTTAACGATGATAACAATCCTTACCGTCGTGTAACAGCGCAGTACCGTAAGAATCAAGTTGATATGTCCAGAGAACCAGGTGAGCAGACGCTTACTGGTTGGTGGCTACGTTCACAGTCATCATTCCATTTAGGTCAAGGCATTACTTTTTATGAGCCTACACAGGATGAATCGCTACGCTTTCAATACACCTACTCAAAAGGTTGCGATGTATGGACTAAAGGACAGGTAACACTTCTACCTAATACCTTTACAAGCCACTACACAACAGGTGACTTACAGCCTAACAAGCGACCATACCAGGTTACTCGTTCTATCCGTCCAAGTTATACGGTAACTAACAAGGCTCTTACATCTAACGTAGCAACCTTAACTATCGGTACTCATTACCTAACTGTCGGTGCTACCGTTACTGTGGATAACATTGACGCTACCTTTAATGGTAGTTATGTTCTTACTGCAGTTACATCAACTACTATCAGCTACGCTTGTACTGCATCAAACGTAACATCAGTTGCTGCATCTGGTCTAGTAACTCAGGATGCAGTCCTTCTTTGGGATAAGTATGACGTAGATAAGATTGACGTAGGTGGCAACCTAGTTCACTTTATTGACTACACCGCTGGCGTAAACGATCCTGTTTACTCTATCTGTGATGATGGTGTAAATGCTTACTGGGTAACCAACGTAACTTCTGGTGGTAGTAGCAAGTTGCACGTCTATAAGAAGGCATTAACTGCAGATACATCTGTTTCTCCTACCTTGATGTTTAATGCTACTGGTGTTGTAGTAACCAATGCGGTTATTGAGTTCACCAAAGAACGTCTAGTTCTGGCAGCAAATAACAAGGTTTATGAATTTGCAACTACAGCAACTGCGTTGCCATCTCCTGTCTATACACACCCAACAGATAACTTTGTATATACCAGCATTACTTCATCTGGTGCTGCTATCTACTTAGCAGGTTACACAGGTGTTCAATCAACTATCAGTAAGTTTACGCTTACTACTGCTGGTGCTATGCCTACTCTTACATCTGCTATCACAGCAGCTGAACTACCAGTAGGTGAGATTGCATTTAGAATCTACTACTACTTAGGGTTTATGGCTATCGGTACCAGCCTTGGTTTACGTATGGCTGCAGTATCTGATACAGATGGGTCTATTGCATACGGTCCATTGTTATTTGAATCAGAGCAACCAGTCTATGACGTAGCAGGTTATGACAAGTATCTATGGTGCACAACTAACGTAGATGGTAACCCTGGCGTTACTCGCGTTAACTTAGGTCAACAGATTACTAGCCTTGTCTTTGCTTACGCTTGGGATTTATATGACCCATCAACTACAGGCTTTACTACTACATCCTGTTCATTCTCAGGTAACACTAACCAACTTGTATTCTGTACTGCTAATAATGGTACATCTAATGGTTCTAATTACATTCAGTCTGCAACAGATTTAATTGAACAAGGTTATATACAGACAGGTTTTGTCCGTTATAATACAGTTGAAAATAAAATATTTAAATATGTTGTTCCTAAATTTAATACTGAAAATGGTTCATTAATTGTTAAATCTATAGATCAAAATAATATTGAATATTCGTTAGGTTCTTATGCTCAAGGTTCTGATGTAGGTCAGGTTGGTATAAGTTATCCGATTGGCGCACAGCAATATTTAGCATTTAAATTTATATTCAATCGTAATAATATAGATGCAACTTTAGGTCCAGTATTTACTGGCTATCAGCTCAAGGTACTACCTGCCGTTCCACGTCAGCGTCTGATTCAGTATCCGTGCTCCTTATTCGATAGTGAATCAGATAAGTTCGGTAATAAGGCAGGCTATGATGGGGCCGCATATAACCGTTTAAAGGCCATAGAAGCCATTGAGAGCAACGGAGATACGATTGTTATCCAAGACTTTAGACCTACCTCTGGTGAGACCTATACAGGCATTATAGAAGAAATTGACTTTATCAATAAAACACCTACCGACAAGCGTTATTCAGGATGGGGCGGTCTCTGCCTTATCACGATACGCACTATCTCTTAAGGAGAGCAATGACCATAGACCAATGGGCAACCACTATCTCAGGCTTCCTTGCTGTAATTCTTGCAGTTGGAGCTTCCTTTAGATGGCTAATCAAACACTATCTTAAAGAGTTGAAACCTAATGGTGGAAATTCTATGAACGACAGACTCACCAAATTGGAGACAAAGGTAGAGATTATCTACGACTTACTTAAGGACAAGTAATGAAAACTAAGCAAGAGAAGTTTGTTGAATTGGCTCTCGCTGAGGTTGGTACCAAAGAGGGTCCTAAGAATAATGAGACTAAGTATGGCGCTTTTACAAAGCATAACTTTCAACCTTGGTGTGGCAGCTTTGTTATGTGGTGTGCTGCTCAAGTAAAGGCTAAATTACCAAACGTAGTCTGGACTCCTGGCGGAGTCGAGTCATTTAAAGGAATAGGACAATGGTCTAATGCAGAGTCTGCTATGCCTAAGCCTGGCGATATTGTTTTTTTTGATTTCCCTGGCGGGGATAAAACTGATCACGTTGGCATTGTGGTCAAAGATAATTTAGATGGCACGGTAACTACCGTAGAAGGTAACACCATCGCAGATGGTAAACAGGGTTCCCAGTCTAACGGCGGGGAGGTATGCAAGAAGGTTCGTGCATACAAGAAAAACAATCGCAAGAAACTACCGGTATATATCAGTGGATTTGGCCATCCACGTTGGGAGAAAATGTGAAGATCAATAAGAAAGTATTTGAAGTTTGGGCAAAGTGGTTTGTAGGAAACCTACTAACTGCAGTAGTAGTAATTGGCAAGTCACCACTTGACTTTTCTACCTCAGACTGGAAGCACGCAGCTAATGCAGTATGGCTTGCATTGGTACCAGTAATCATTGCTTGGGCTAACCCTAAGAATGATTTAACTATGACTGTTAAGAAGTAACCGCTTTAACTGCGAGGCACAAGCCCCACCCGAAAGGGTGGGGTTCTTTTTTTATGCCTAAAATCAGGGGATGTAACCGGGCCTATCAACTTCACAAGGCAGAATAACTATTGCATCGCAGCTAAGACATTCGCCTTCAAGGTAGTAGTAGGAAGGCTTGTAATCTTCAAAGGCAACTATTGTTTTGAACATAGTGCAACCACAGATGCAGACGTGGGTAGGGCCAATGGCTCTTAGATCTGCTGCTTGCTTCTCTGGTAACATAGTTTCCTGGCAGGGTTGGTAGACGGAACCCACCCAGTTAGTTAAAGGGCCTTATCAGGGCCGTCAGGCCCTTGGTTAATTAATGCTCGCTTCGCTCGCAATTATACACATTCTCCCTACCATCGTGTCTACGACACGCCGAAGCCACGCGGTTGTGATATGATTCTCCTATGCCTCGCATCTACACCATCAAGATATTCGGACAGAAGTACAAGGTTGATTACGCACATAACGAAGAAGATAGTTATGGCATCACTGACTCTGCTACTAATCGTATCTCTATCAGACATCGCCTACCGGAAGATAAACTTGTACGTGTACTAATGCACGAGGTAGCACACGCAGTTATCTTTGAATCATTACTTGCTAATCGCAAGCGATTTGATGTAGAAGAAGTCTGTGATCTGGTGGGCTATCACATTGTGGATGTACTACGTGATAATCCACAGCTGATGGAATTTGTACTTGGTTATAAAGAGCCAGAAGAAATAGTTGACAAACCTGCAGAGGTAGCCACTACAATAGTTTCCCCGCAGAAAGGTAACGATGAACAAAACATTGCAGATTGAGAAAGCAGATTTGCTTTTACAAATCATTGACAGAATTTCACAAGAGCGAGTAAGTTACAACTTCTATGGAACTACCGCAGAAGATTCATACCTATCAGGTATCAACGAAGGAATTAACAGAGTGTTAGATGCACTGAAAGAATTTGAAGAATGAAAGATTTTCTAGTAGAGATACTCCACGCTAAAGAGAACTCACGACCACGTTCTAACCAGGTACAGATTGGACCATCAGAACTTGGTGGTTGCCGTCGTAAAGTTTATTACAGACTACACGACCAGCATCAGACTAACGATAACGAGATGAAGTTAGCTGCCATTATGGGTACTGCTATTCACTCTGCTATTGAGAATGCTTTAGCTCTTGCAGATCCTACTGGAACTAAGTATGTTGTAGAACAAGAAGTTGAATGGGGCGATATGAAAGCCCACATTGACCTATGGATTCCTGAGACTGGTGATGTTGTTGATTGGAAAACAGTTAAAAAGAATAATCTTAGCTACTTTCCTAGCACCCAACAGCGTTGGCAGGTTCAGGTTTATGGTTACTTGCTAGACAAGAGCGGGAAGGGGAAGCCCGTTAATGTCAATCTTGTAGCCATACCTCGTGATGGTGATGAGCGTGATATCAAAGTCCACTCAGAACCATACGACCCATCCATTGCAGAGGAAGCTCTGCGTTGGTTGGAAGAAGTTAAACAAGCAGAAGCTGCTCCTGAACCGGAACGTGATGAGAACTATTGTAAGTTCTATTGCAAGTACTACGACGCCAGCGGGGTAATTGGTTGCGTAGGACTTAAAAAAAAAGATGGTAAAGAAGCAGAAGAAAACTTAATAGCTGATCCAGATGCGGATAAGGCGGCCTTGCTTTATCTGCAACTGGATGAGCAAATCAAATCACTTGATGTAAAGAAGCAAGCGTTACGTGAACAGCTGCAAGGAATTATAGGAACCACTATCAGTGGTATCTCAATTAACTGGCGCACCACACAGCGCAAGGTTGCAGACTTAGAAGCGCTTGAAAGTCAAGGGATTACGATTCCATACAAAGAAGGTAAGGAATCATCAGCGTTATACATCAAACAAACTGGAGGAAAGTAAATGGCTGCAGGCCAAGAGACAGCGCTACAGATTAACTACAAGTTATCTGATGGCACACTAATCAACATCTATGCAAAGGATCAGGCACACTTAGAATCTTTGCTTACATCACTCGGTGATGTTTCATCATTAATTCTTGCAACAAGTTCAGCACTTGGTATTAACAACTCACCTGCTGCTAACATTGCTAATATGCAAGCACAGCTAGGCGCTGTGGAAATCTCTGCTGATAAGCAGTGCAAGCACGGAGCAATGTCATTTAAGTCAGGCACTGGAGCAAAGGGTCCTTGGAAGGGTTGGTTCTGCCCATCACCAAAGGGCACACCTGACCAATGCCAACCAGTCTTTATCCGCTAACCTATGAAGGTTCCTTGGGAGTTTGAGGAACCGGCGTGTGCTGAAGTAGGTGGAGACTTTTGGTTTCCAGAAAAATCTGATACATCTAATGAGATGTTTCTAGCTAAATCAATATGCGGTTCGTGCACCCATAAAGTTGATTGCTTTGAGTGGGCTGTTAACAATGAGCGCTTCGGCATCTGGGGTGGCACAACTGAAATGCAAAGAGCAAGTATTAGAAGAATGAGAGATAAGCGACGTGTTAACCCTAACTAGGGCGTGGAGTGGTGTTACAACCAAAGCTACTCCGCTGCCTGATGTTTGGAAAACACTTAAAGAAAAACAGATTAGGTTCCGTCGTGGTCAGTTAACTATGGTTGCTGCCGCACCTAATGCTGGTAAGTCTATGTTCGCTCTTGTGTATGCAATGAGAGCACAAGTACCAACTCTATTCTTTTCAGCAGATACGGATGTAACTACCGTTATGATCCGTGCTGCTTCTCACCTATCGGGTCACGCACAGATAACAGTTGAATCTAACTTAACTACAAGCAGTACCTACTACGATGAACACTTTGACAAGTCAAAGCACATTCAATGGGTATTTGATTCATCACCATCACTTGATGATATTGAGTTAGAAGTCAAGGCATATCAGGAACTTAATGGTGTGCCACCAGAACTAATAGTTGTAGACAACTTAATGAATGTTGCAGCTGAGACTGACAACGAATGGGCAGGGCTTCGTGCAATTATGATGGAGTTGCACGACCTAGCCCGTAACACAGAAGCCTGTGTGCTGGTACTACACCACGTATCAGAGGCTAGTGAATATGGCGATGGCACCAATCCACCTGCTCGTAGAGCAATTCAAGGAAAGGTATCGCAACTACCATCGTTGCAGTTAACTCTAGGTTATGACCCGTTGGGGAAGATACTTAAGGTAGCTGCTGTTAAGAACCGCTTTGGTCCTAACTCTGCTGACGGAAAAGATTATGTAACACTCAATGCAAATTACGCAGCTTGTCAGATAGACGATGTAAACTTAAACCAGTACGTACAGAACAGACAATGGGATCAAGGAAGGTTATACAATGAATAGCAATCTAGTTATTCTACCTACTAGAAGTAGACCAGATAGCGCAGAGAGATGTATTAATGCGCTCAAAGAACATAGCGTTAGGTCAGACTTCCTTATTGCTATTGATGATGACCAAGCAGATTTATATCCACGTCTAGATGGTGTTACCTATGAGGTAAACCCACGCTTGCGTATGAATGGCACACTAAACTTGGTAGCAAATAAGTATGCAGATAAGTATGAGACTATCTTCTTTCTAGGTGATGACCATTTAGTGCAGACACCATCTTGGGATGAGTATTTAAGTAAAGCTATTGCACATAAAGGTTATGGTCTTGCCTATGGCAATGATTTACTGCAACGTCACCAGTTAGCAACAGCAGTAATGATGTCAACTAATATCATTAGAGCTGTAGGTTATATGGCACCACCTAAGTTGGTGCATCTATATATGGATAACTACTGGATGATTCTAGGTCAGAGACTTGGAACTCTTTGGTACTTTGATAACGTAGTTATTGAACACCTACATCCGGTGGCAGGTAAGGTTGCTTGGGATGAGCAGTATCGTGAAGTTAACTCAGATGATATTGCTAACGCAGATCGTATGGAACTTCACCGCTATATGGAAGAAGATTTTGCAGGTGAACTAGAGAAGATTACAACAGCACTCGGACTATGAAGCAAGTAATATCTTATTCACTCTACGGTAATCAGCTACGCTTTCTAATTGGTGCTATTAAGAATGCACAGTTAGCGCAGCGATTCTTTCCTGGCTTTACTGTTCGTTACTACTATGGCAAGAGCGTACCTAAGTGGGTGCTATCTACACTGCTTATGTTTGAACACGTAGAGTTAGTTAAGGTAGATGATGCTGAGGATAGCGTTGCTAGAACGTGGCGCTTTATGGCTTGCTGTGACCCTGATGTAGATGTAGTTCTATCAAGGGATGTAGATGCAAGGCTATCCTTGCGTGAGGCAGAAGCACACCAAGAGTTCTTGGATAGTGACTATGGCTTTCATATTATTAGAGACCATCCAACAGGTCATAACTACAACATTAGTGCAGGTATGTTTGCTATGAAAACTAAAGCATATGGTGAACTAATGGGTCGTATGCTCTTATCTCAAGTTTTTGAAGATGAGTATATGGCAGACCAGAAGTTTATGATTGGTGCTATTTACCCTAACGTGGCAGGTGATTGCCTTATCCACGATGAGTATTACAACTTTGTTCCAGTTGCACCGAGTGAGAAGCGAACGATTAAACGTAAGCCATTATCTACCCTAAGCCATATCGGTTGTGCGTTAGATGAGAATGATGTCTATGTCTACCAAGCAGACAGAGATTTAGCAATACAAGAAACAGGTCACGTAACATATATGTATGATTGGGGTAAAGATGGACGTACTGATAACCGGTAGTCACGGGTTTGTTGGTAGATACTTTGTTAACAAATTAAACACTCATAACCTAACGCTAGTTGATATAAAGAATGGTCAAGACTGTAGACAGTTCTTTCATCGTGAAGATAAGAAGTATGATCTAGTCATTCACCTTGCTGCTATCGTAGGTGGACGTGAGTCTATTGAAGGTAGACCACTTGCGGTAGCTGATAACTTATCTATTGATAGTGAGTTCTTTCAGTGGTGCTTAAAGACTAACCCAAAGAAGATTGTTTACTTTTCTAGTAGCGCTGTGTATCCAGTCTATATGCAGACAGAGGAATACCATCCATTACTTAATGAAGTTCATAGAAACATACAGAATGTTGTTGGTTCACCTGATATGACTTATGGTTGGGGCAAACTTATGGGTGAATATCTTGCACAATTTGTACCAAATGTCCATATTTTTAGGCCTTTTTCGGGGTATGGATGGGATCAAGACCTGACCTATCCGTTCCCAATGTACGTCAAGCGTGCCATTGAAAGACAAGACCCGTTTGAAATCTGGGGTTCAGGCTTACAGACACGAGACTTTATCCATATGGCTGATGTGGTCAACGCAGTAATGACTGCAGTTGAAGAGAACATACAAGGACCAACTAACTTAGGCACTGGTCGTGCCACTACATTTATTGAATTAGCTCGTATGTGTATGGATGAGGTTGGTTATTCAGGTAATTTTCAAACACGACCTGATAAACCTGTTGGATGTATGCACCGCGTAGCAGATGTTAGTAAACTACTTACATTCTATACACCAAAGATATCACTTGAGGAAGGAATCAGAGAGGCGGTTGATTGGCTTGGCTAGAAGTAAAGATAGCCAGTCAGTTGCTATTAGAACAGCGGTAGCTCATTTAAATAGATTAGACAATACAGGTTTTGACAATGGATACGCAGCTGGTTTTGAAGCAGCAGAAAGAATAAAGAATATGAAACACGAAACAGAGATTAATTATGTTAAGAATAAAATCCAAAAATTGGAAGCTGATTTTGCTGGCTTCGCTTCTCTACTTATCGAGTCCGGTATTGTGGAAGTGGAAGAACAGAATGGTGAGCTACGTTACAAGGTTAACAAAGTCAAACTAGAAGAGGCATCTGATGGCAAAGAAAAAGAATGATGATGTAGAGTTTCAGTTTAATGAAGAATACATCAAGCGCTTTCAGGCTATGCAAGAAGAGCGTATTAAAGCAGAGCACGCTGACGATGAAGATAAAGCTCGCAGAATACGAGAGTATGAAGAGGCTAAGACTCACGCTAAACTTAACATTGCTAACTTAATGGATGAAATTTACAAAGATCATCTTAATTACGTTAAGCACGTGCTTCAACCTATGCACGATAAGTTGATTGTTATGGGTGCAAAATGCGAGCAATGTACTAGAAATCATTACGAGTATGACTCCTACTAATCCTAAGTATAACAAAACTAAGGGTGCAGCTTTTGAGATAGATGTTATCAAATGGTTTCGTAAATTAGGCTTTAATGCAGAACGCTTACGCCTTGCAGGTAAAGATGATGAGGGTGATGTAGTCGTAGTGGTTGCAGGTAGCACCTATCTCTTTGAATGTAAGAACACTGCCAAGCTGGAGTTAGATAACTTCTGGAATCAGATAGAGGTTGAAGCAAAGAACTATTCCAAAGCAAGAGGAGTAGATACACCATTCCATTACGTACTATGGAAACGTAAACGTAAAGGAATCAATCAGACGTGGGTAATCTGCTCACTAGAACAGTGGTTAAAGGAGAAGGAATAATGCCAGTACCAGAGGGAGATATAACTACCACGCAACAGTGGTTAACACCAGCTCAAGATGAGTTACTTGAAGTAGAAGATACCGAAGAAGAGATGCAAGAGAATGTTGAACTCTTTGATGCAGCAGTAGCAGAGGAGCAAAATGATTTGTAAGATGTGTAAGGGTGCAGGCAATGCCAACTCTAATGGAGATACCGGTAGTGCAGTAATCCTGCATCAACAGTGCGAAGGAGATTGCTCGTGTCAGCACAAGGTTGGCAAAGGCCACGTTCAAACAAAAGACAAGACGAAGCCAAGTCAATCCCAATAGCTGATGTAATTAAGTATTACGGAGGCGAGGTTAAAGAAGGTAGAGCTGCCAATATCAAGTGCTTTATGCACAACGATAGTCGTAGTTCTGCTGTGTTAAATACGTATGACAATCTGGTCTACTGCCATACGTGCGGTAAAGGTGGCAACGCGGTGAGCGTTGTAATGATTATGGAAAACTTGGAGTTTAAAGATGCACTCAAGCGAGCACTCGAAATTACTGCGGGAAGCGGCAACTCGGTACGCGGATCGAATAGACGAGGCCACACTAAAGTATCTAGAAGGACGTGGAATATCTGAAGAGGTAGCTGCGCTCTATCAGTTAGGTACAGTTACTGACCCAATACCAGGACACGAAGGGCATACTGGTTGGCTATCTATTCCATATATTACCGCTATGGGTTTATGTGTAGGCTTTAAGTTTCGTAGGCTTGATGATGGTAAACCTAAGTATGGTCAACCACTTGGGGCAACTACCCATATCTATAACGTATCTGATATCACTAAGCGGTCAGCTCGTATCGTAGTATGCGAAGGTGAGTTAGATACTGTTCTAGTATCAGGTGTATTAGGACTACCTGCTGTTGGTATTCCAGGTGTTGCCAACTGGAAGAACCACTATCCAAGATTACTTAATGGGTATGACACAGTGTATGTGGCAGGAGATAACGACATACCTAAAGAAGAGGGTGGCGATAACCCAGGTCAGATGTTTACTAAGCGTGTCGTAAGCGAGGTGATGAACGCGACACCAGTTACACTACCACCAGGTATGGACATAACAGACTATTACCTACAAAACGGATACGATGAGACGAGAAGGTTATTTGGTATAGCGTATGAGCAGTGACTTTGAACAGACAGTAATGGATGTCTTTAGTGATTCCCTTCAAGTTCTTCTCAGTAAGCATAGAGATTACGGGCCACTTAATATAGCCAACGCACCAGGCGGTGCGCTTAATGGTTTACGTGTACGTATCCACGATAAGACAGCACGTATCAACCACCTAATTGATAACTCTAAATATAAAAACCCTGAACACGAATCGTTACGTGATTCATTCTTAGATCTTATGAACTATGCAGCTATCGCACTGCTAGTTATAGATGGTAACTGGCCTACATCTGAACCTGCTGATGATGAGGCAGATTGTGGCTGAGATTCACCCATCTATCTACGACATAGTTCCAAGCGTAGTTAAGCAGGTAGCACGCAGGTTTAAAGGTTATGCAGAAGAGTCTGATATTAGACAGGAATGCTACGCATTCGCTGCAGTTAAACACAGTATCCACAAAGAATTATTAGATGAGCCTGATGCTAAAAAGCGTAGGGCTAATGAGAGACGTATCGGTTGGCAGATTAAACGTGTAGCTGAACGCTATGCACGTAAGGAGAAGGCAGCTAAGGCAGGTTATCAGGTAACTGATGAGGCTTACTATGAGACCACCACTATCGCACAGCTACTACCATTTGTAATTGCATCCATCGTTACAGGTAAACCACTAGAGCAAGGGCAACAGTTGGTTGATGATGGACAACCTAGGAAGCAGTCTGCTCCTGCTGAGAGTGGTAACTTCTTTGCTATCCTGATTGATATTAAAAAAGCATACGTTGCTTTAGAGGTAGAAGATAAAGAGATATTAAGTAAGCGTTACTATGAGGACCATACTCTTGAGCAGATGGCTCAGTACCTTGAGTGCGCTATCTCTACTGCTGATCGCAGAATTGAGAAGAGCCTTGCTAAGTTGCAGGATAATCTCGGCGGAGAGAATCCATATAACTAATGCTACTCAAAGAGCCTGAGCTATTTGCTTACCTTAAAGAGTTCTACTACCCAGACCTTGAGTTCTCTGAAGATAAGTATTCAAAGCACGACTGTATTTCTAGACAAGCAAGATTATATATAGAATTAAAGTCTCGCAATACACACTATGACGATTTACTTATTGAAAAGATTAAATACGATTCTATTATGGAGCAAGCTGGTAACCTTGCTTGTTATCCTCAGTATATAAACTCTACACCTGAAGGTATCTGGGCTTTTGATTTAAGCACTATGCCTGTACCTGAATGGGAAGATAAGTGGCTCCCTGCTAAGACAGAGTTTCCTGGTGGTGGCAACAAGACCAAAGTGATAGGCTATCTGCATATCAAAGATGGGAAGAAGTTATGATTTACCAATACGAATGTCCGGGTGATGGTACTCTTATTGAGATTGAAAGAAAGATTACTGACCCTGAAGAGAGTTATGTTTGCGGTACTTGCGGTGCAAAGTTAGTAAGAATTTGGAATAGTCCTGCAATTACATTTAACGGACCGGGTTTCTACTCAACAGATAATTAAGCATAAGAAAACCCACCGGTGGAAAGGTAGTAAAAGACCGGTGGGTTTGTTCTTGGAAGAACTATCAGATAGTATCACATATATTCTGAATAATCCATTCAACGACAGGCACAGCTACCGCATTACCCATCTGCTTATAGCGGTTAGTATCTGACTGCCCCTCTGTCCAGTTATCAGGGAAGCCCTGTAACCTTTCACATTCCAAAGGTGTGAGCCTACGCACCTGTTGTTTATGTAATAGTGTTTGATCATTAGCAGTTGCAATAGTCAATGACTTATCCTCACTTATCAGTGGACCTTTACCTCCACCTGGTTTACCCTCACGCATACGTAGTAGCAGCGTGGTTGCACGAATGTCTCCGTTATCAAATGCGTTCAATGTTGGAACTACCCCCCCCTCTAACCAAGTCTCATAGTCATCAGGATTCTGTGCTCGTCTGCTCTTGTTGAACCACAAGTTTGTTCTCTGCAACATACTGATTACCTACTCCTTTGTAATCTCTAGCTTGTAGCGTACCAACTTGGTCAGCATACACAACAACGTGTCCGTTATTTGCGTCTTGATTAACAACAGTTCCGTGATGATACAACTCAGCTGGAATTGTATTGGCTACTGACTTTCCTGAACCGAGCATTGGGCTTCCAATGCCTGTTGTAGTGGTTGAGGCAATGTCTTGCCCCTCTTGTTTGCTCGTCTTAAGATTCCTTCGCAAGCCTTCTGACTTAAATAATACTTCTGCGGGGCTGTTTCCTCCAGCACGTCTGCCAACGATGAAGATTCTACGCCTGCGCTGGGGAACTCCGAAGTGTTGAGCATCAAGGATCCTCCATCCAACAGAATACCCGAGTTCGGCCATCGTCCTGAGAACGATTCCAAAGTCTTTTCCTGAGTTAGAGGATAAGAGACCAGGCACGTTCTCGATGACGAACCATTCGCTTTGCGTTTCTTCCACAAGTCTTGCAGCGTGCCAGAAAAGCCCGCTTCTTTCACCAGCAAGACCAGCGCGTTTGCCAGCAACTGAGAGGTCTTGGCAGGGAAATCCTCCTGTAATAATACCTCCGCTTGGATTAAATCCTGCGTCAATTAAATCACTTCCTTTTGTTTCTGTTATGTCTGTAAATTGTTTTGCTTCTGGAAAATGTTTTGCAAGTACCTGGTTGCAAGCCTTATCTATCTCAACACTAGCCACAACTTTCACTCCGTTGCGTTGCATAGCTAAGTCAAAGCCACCAACGCCAGCAAATAAACTAACTCCAGTTCTCATTAGTACCATCCTGTTCTGTTACTGTGATGGAGGGCAAGGCACGCAGAGTTACTGTATCTTTTCTCAATGTATCGTAGCCCGTGTAGGATTTGGATGGTAGGTTCTCTACTTGTTTCACTAAGGAGTTGAGCAATTCCATAAGCGGTAGAGGTAGGGTTGTTTGCGAGGTGATCAAACCTGCTCTCACGGGTCCAAAGGGCGACAAGACACTGTTGCTCTCTTCCACTGTATCCGTAACCAGCGTGAGCGTAACTGATAGCGAGTGCTTTGTTATGTTTCTTTTCATACATTGTCGCTTTCGTCTTGTGTATTAGCTGTGGTATCTCTTCTATTCGTATCGTTGGGTCTATCGGTAGGAACCACCCAATTACCAGGAACAGAACCAGCAAGGTTATGCCACCTCTTGCCCTCCTGCTCATCCTTTTCTTTCTCTTCTGCCAAGTAGTCAAGATACTCTCCCTTATGAGCGTTAGCTAGGCGTGCAAGCGCACGATCTCTCGCTCGTCGATAGTTACGCTGACGCACCGCCATATTCTCGGCAGCAGCAAGCCTCTTTCTAAATAGTTTCTCATCTTCCACGATATTCACTCCAAGCAAATAAGCCCCACACTATTCCAATGATAGCAAAGATAATAGGTAGGCTCACGCTCGCCCTCTTCCGCTTGCGATAGCAGCTAAAACTAGAGGCGTAATATCCACACTCTCTCCAATAGGAGAAGCGTCCTCATCATCAGCAAACCAATTAGTTACTACCACGCGCTTGTTTAATGGGCTACGCGATAGCCACGCTAAGACTTCGTTAGCGTTCTCTGATCCGAACTCTGACTTATCGCCCTCTCCCACTACCTCATACATCACGATACGATTATTTTGTTTTGGTATCCAGCTCACTACTGCCATTTAACTTGCCTTTCTCTTTCTCTTTAAATAGTCATTTACATAATCACTCTGTGCTTGCTTACATAAGGCGCAAGCCTCCTCGCCATTAGCTCGGTGTCGTTTATAGCCAGAGCGTGTGCCACACTCAGCGATAGGTCGGTTGGTGAGGTTATTGATCGCCCTCACCCTCTCACCCGTAGGCTTACGCCTGCCTTCTGCGATATCCTCACAATAAAGGCAGGTGTAAGTTTTCCAGCACATACACTCATTGAGCGCCATTAGTAGCCCTCTCTCTCGCTCTCGTTCTCTTTCCCATAGTGGGCGAACCTAGCGTGCGCCCCGTAACTGCCAAAGTAATATCTCTCGCAGGAGATACAGAAGTTAGTCATTTTGCCCTCTCTCTCTTAACTCCTTGCGAGCTTGCTCCATACGATATTGCTCCACTTCTTCAAGCGCGGATACCATACGATTAAAACGCAAGTGGATCTTAGAAAAATCTAAGTCCACGCTATCTAGCTCTTTATTTAATAGTTCTCTATTACTCTTAAATAGTTGCTCATAAACCGCAACCGGAATTTCGTTACTCATTAGATAGCCTCGCTCTCTTGCATATTTTCATTGTGTAATTGCCATAAATCTAAATCATCAGCCCAATCAGGTTGAGTAATTAGTTTCCAATTATCGTCATACCAATCGGTATATGAATTATTATCACTTAAATACATATTGCAGGTATATACTTTGCCCTCGTACTCAATTTCTAGCGTATAACAAGTTTCCATAACTCGTTCTTTTGCTCCAATTACTTTCATTACCTTTTCACTTTCTTTTATAAGCGTGAGCTACTTGCTCTCGCCCTCTCCCTCTAGCGTGTTATATTCTAGGGCAGAATACCCCACCCAGACAAGTGCCTGGATAGGATATTTCGCCATAGATTTCAGCTCAGTTTGCCCTCTATCTCTTTTAGTAGTGCGTAAGCGGAGTAATGAAGTAGAGCCTGATCATTTTCGCCGTCGTTCTCACACTCTTTCGCGTTGTATAAGTGCCACTTGATAAGTTCCTGAAGTTCCATTTTATTCTGCCTCGCAAATGCACTCTGAAGGGTTAAGGTCGCAGTCCTCGCAGTTGTCGAGGCTATCTAGCCAATCATTAAAGCCGACACGAAACGCAATCGGGTCGCACTCCTTTAGGATAGTTCCTGCGGTGTATTCCATTCCGTTGAAGTTGTAGGTTGGATAGCACTCGTCGAGCATTTCCTCGTAACGAGTTTCCAACTCCCAAATGTATTGCTTTGCCATTTTCTTTACCTTTTCTCTTATAGTCGGCTCATCAGTTGCGGGCGACTAACTCCGCAAGACCGCCCCTGAGGGCGGTTTCGCCTTAATACTTGAATACTCCTAGAAACGCACCGATTACAATCAGGGCGAGCCAAGAGCCGACAATTAGATTTACTTTGGTTTGGTCTTTCATTAGTTTGCCTCACATTCGTGGTGTGCTTCGCAAGTGCAACCAACTTCTTCAAAACAATTAGGGCAAGTTACTAATTCAAAGTTAAATGCAGGGCAATCGTAATCGTTTGCGTGAGTTTCATATTGTCCGCAGTTGTTGCAAAGTGGTGCGCTTTCAATGAATTGATTGCAAACATCGCAGTCAATGTTATTGAAGCCTGAGTGATAGTTATTGGTGCAAGTTTCACAATCAGTTTGGCAATCGCCTAAATGAATTGTAGTCATTTCATTACCTTTCTTTTGAGTGGTTATCCACTAACACAAGCATAGCGTAGTCTCCCCTAGTTTTACAATACGCCAACATTAAAAGTGGTCATAGTTTTAGATGACTAGTCAAAGCTCAGATTAGAACACTTGTTCGGTTACTGCCTGGTAATAAACGATTAGTCTAATAAGTTACTCAAGTCAAAGATCTGGTAACTTGTGAGAAACCTGAGAGGAAACTGAGAGCTAGAAGTTAGGGCAGATAGTTAGGAAAGGTTAGGAAGTTATTTAATTAAGTCACAATAATGTTGCGTTAATCTGCCCAATGGCTAGTCCGCCCTTTCCTTTATCCTTATGTAACGTTACACGCTTTCTATGTAAAAGTCTGCAACAAAAGCCCTCGTTTCAGCAAAAAACGCGACCCCCCGTTGTTTAATTTATGTACCACTGTATGTTATGTACCCCCAAAAAATATATTTGCTAAACCCTTGTGTGCGATCTAATAATTAGTTAAATATGCCTCTGACCTGCGGTTTTATAGGTAGTGACTAACATCACATTTCAAAAACGAAAAATGGCCTTTTTTTTCTGCCTTAGTATATATTAGAGGGGTATTACGGCGGCGGGGATAGTAATACCCCGATCGGGCCTCTGCCGAGGCCGCTAGGCCGAGCACTAACTTACCCCTCGCACCGCCCTTAAGGCGGCTCGGGAGCTTTTACAAGTTCGTTGGGTTTCAAGCGGGTGTAGTGTATCTATAGCCTACTATAAATCACTAATGCCTACCATACTTCCTTCCCTACCATCTACTCGCTTTAGCGAGAATTAATCACGGCGCTTGATTGTGACCCGCGCCACAGAAGGAATTATGTCAGATAAAGCAACAGCAGACCTAGCCAAGAAGGTAATCCTTCAATGTATGGCAGAAGGTATGACGGTAGAGAAAGCCTGCCAGCAGGCAGGTAAGTCAGTTAAGACATATGACTACTACCGTAGATCAGATAAGAAGTTTGCAGAACTTGCAGATAGAACACGCCTCGGCGCTAAGACTAAAAGCTTTGCAGAAGCTGACGTTCACGATATCGGCTTTGCCGAGTTCAGAGAACGCTTCCTACATTCAAAGACTTTTGCCCACCAGCAAAATCTTATTGATGTCATAGAAGGTAGAGAACCATCTTGGTTGCACCCTGCTATGAAGTACGAAAAGGGTATCGCCTCTAACCGTATCCTTATTAACATCCCACCAAACCACGCGAAGTCAATTACGGTCACTGTGGATTATGTCACCTATCGAATTGTACAAAATCCTAACTTTCGTGTACTAATAGTTTCTCAGACCCAGCAGCTTGCAGCTGACTTCCTATACGCTATCAAACAGCGCCTTACAGCGCCTATGTATGAAGAACTACATCAGGCCTATGCTGCCGGTGTAGGCTTTAATAGTAAGTCTGCAACCTGGACTGCTACTCGTGTGGTATTCGGTAATGAACTACGTGAGAGTAGTGAAAAAGACCCGAACATCGAGGCAGTCGGTATCGGCGGTCAGATCTACGGTAAGCGTGCCGATATGATTATTGTAGATGACGCGGTTACTTTAAAGAACGCAAATGAGTTTGAAAAGCAAATACGTTGGTTAACTCAGGACGTGAGGTCACGTCTTAACCCAACAGGTAAACTGATTGTGGTAGGTACACGAGTTGCAAGTGTGGACCTATACAAAGAATTACGGAACCCTGATAGATATCCAGGCGGTATTGTACCTTGGACCTATCTGGCAATGCCTGCACTATTGCAAGCAGATGAGAATCCTGAAAAGTGGGAAACACTTTGGCCCGCATCTGACCAACCATTCGATGGTCAGTTGGAAAATGAAAAAGATGAATACGGCCTCTATCCAAGATGGAATGGCAAGCATCTTTATAATGAACGCCAAGCTATGGATAGCGTAACGTGGGCGCTAGTTTACCAACAGCAAGATGTATCTGAGGATGCAGTATTTGACCCTATATGTGTCAGAGGTTCCATTGACGGAATGAGAAAGTCAGGACCTATCAATGCAGACGCACCAGGACATCCCAAGGATCTTCATAATTATACTATTGTCTGCGGCCTTGACCCTGCAATCGTTGGAGATACTGCCGCCGTTGTTTATGTTATTGACCGCAATACTCATAAGCGCTACATTCTGGATGCGATTAAAATTACGCGCCCATCTCCACAAGCTATTAGAGACCTTATATTCAACTGGACTCAAATTTATAAACCGGCTGAATGGATAGTAGAGAAGAACGCTTTCCAGGCTTTTCTTACTCAAGATGAGGGTATTCGTTCCCATCTTAATACCCGCGGTATTTATTTAAGAGAACATCACACAGGCAATAACAAGTGGGATGCAGGATTCGGTGTGGCATCTATGTCTACCTTGTTTGGTACAAAGCAAGCAGACGGCAAGCACCACCGCGACAATCTTATCCATCTGCCTTCAGATCAAACCGAGAACATCAAGGCTCTTATCGAGCAGTTGATTACTTGGTCGCCTACCACAAAGGGTAAGACCGATATGGTGATGGCGTTATGGTTCTGTGAGATTAGAGCACGCGAGATGCTGAATAATGGTCAGTACTCACGTTCTCATATGCACAATCCATTCTTAAATAGGGCAGAGAGAAGTAAGCGAGTTGTCATTAACATTGACGAAATGCTCGCACAAGAAAACAAGTATTTCGTCTAAGGAGCAATATGGCAAAGAAAGATAACAAAAAACAATCTACGGGCAGCCCAACAGTTGACGCAGCAAATGCTGCTAAAAAGTTTAAAGCACCTAAAGATTACAAACCTTTGTCTACTGTAGAAAAAGCATCAATGGCTGCTTCAGTTGTTCCTACTGGTAAACTTGTAAAGACTGCTGCTCAAGTAGCATCTCGTGTTACTGCACGTAAAATGGTTCCTACCGAAGCAAAGACAGTAATCCGTAAATTTACTCAAGGCAAAAAAGCAAATATTGTTGAACAAGCTCCAAAGAAATATAACCAAGGTCCAAAGTCTCCAGTAAAAGGAACAAAGGTTACTGTAGAAAAACAAACCAAAGGTCAAAGCCCTTTGCAGCAAACAACATTTACAACTGGCGCTACAGTGCGTAAAAAAGGATCTCGCTTGGCAAACCAAGTTCAAGGTGCCGCAAGATTAAAAGCCGCAGAAACAGTTGTAAACAAAAACGCAGATTCTAAAAAGAAGGACAAGAAATAATGGCAATTACACCAAGCTGGGAAGTTTCAACCGAAGCTACCGAAAAAGAATACGAATACATTGACAAGGGCGCTGTAACTACCCCTCAGGTTAATCCTATGGTGGAATCAAAGTACCGTATGGCAGAGGCAGAAGCTAATGCTAAAGACAAAGTTGAATGGCCTACTAAAGTTTCAGGTCAGACTTCACAAGGTTTCTAAGTAAGGAATTAAATTGGCTCTAGATATTAAAGCGATTACCGCGAAGGTATCACGCTTACAGACCCGTTACGCATCTCGTGATGGTCGTATGCGCGATGTTCTTTCGGCGCGTCAAGGAGACATCAGTAAGGTCTATCCTTCTATGTTCAGCGAGGAATATCCAAAGCCGCTTGTTGCAAATATGATTGACGTGGCAGCGCGTGACCTTGCTGAAGCAATGGCACCACTGCCTGCATTTAACTGCTCTGCATCTAATATGGTTTCTGACTCAGCACGTAAAGCTGCTGATAAGCGTAGCCGTATTGCAAACTACTATGTAGACCGTTCAAAGCTACAGGTGCAGATGTATACCGGTGCTGACTGGTTTAATACCTACGGTATGTTAATTGGTCGTATTGATATGGATTATGAGAACAACGAACCAACCATTTCACTTATCAATCCATTCGGTGCATACCCAGAGATTGACCGTTTCGGTCGCGTACTATCACTAACACAGATTGTTGGTATGGATGCTGAATCCCTTGCATCTATGTTCCCAGAACACGCAAACCAAATTCTAAACCGCAACCTATACACACCAGGTTCTCCTTACCTATCCCTTGTTCGTTATCACGACAAGGATCAAGATGTGCTCTACTGCCCAGAGCGCAAAGATTTAGTTTTATCTCGAACACCAAATCCAATCGGTGAGTGCTTAGTATCTGTAAAGATGCGTTCATCTATTGATGGAGAAGCACGCGGTCAGTTCGATGACATTTTGGCAGTACAGCTTGCTAAGGCACGCTTTGCTGTTCTACAGATTCAGGCAGCCGAAAAGTCTATCCAAGCGCCTATCGCAATCCCACAAGATGTACAGGAATTAGCTCTCGGCCCTGATTCTATTATGCGCTCTGCAAATCCACAGGCTATTCGCCGTGTTCCACTAGAACTACCTGCTGGTGTATTTACAGAGTCAGGTGTATTAGATAGAGAACTTCGTATTGGTGCTCGCTATCCTGAAGTTAGAGGTGGTCAGATTGATGCTTCAGTTGTTACGGGGCGTGGTGTTCAGGCATTACAAGCAGGCTTTGATACACAAATTAAAGCAGCTCAAGCACAGTTTGCAATCTTCTTTACAGAACTTATCTCGCTTGCGTTCAAGGTAGACGAAAAGTTATTCGGTTCCACCAAGAAAGAAATCAAGGGTCTTGATGATGGTATGCCATACACAATGTCATACATTCCATCAAAAGATATCGCAGGCGATTATTCAGTAGATGTTCGTTACGGCATTATGTCTGGTATGAATCCAAACAATGCAATCGTGGCTCTACTACAGATGCGTAGCGATAAACTTGTATCTCGTGATTATGTACGCCGTGAACTTCCAGTTGATATCAATATCAGCCAAGAAGAACAAAAGGTGGATATTGAAGAGATGCGTGATGCTCTTCGTGTTGCTGTTGCACAATATGCACAAGCCGTTCCTACTTTAGCAGCACAAGGTGCTCCAGTAGATCAAATCATTACACGCATTGCAGATGTAATTAAGGGCCGTCAAAAAGGTCAGTTAATTGAAGATATTGTGGAAAAGGTCTTTGCACCAGAACCACAACCGATGGCACAACAAATGCCTCAAGCTCTAGGTGCAGGTGCGGCCCCCGTCTCTGCCTCGCAGCCAACTCCAGTACAACCTGGCGGTGCGGCCCCTGCGCCTGGTGCTGGACGACCAGACATTGCATCATTGCTCGCCTCAATCGGCGGCGCGGCATAAAGAAGAGGAGGTGCAAATATGAAAAAGGGAACACAGGCTCCAGCTCCAATGTCCAAGCCAGTTGAGGGCAAAAAGGGTGGCGACAAGGTTCAAGGTGGCAAGGTGATGGCTCCATTTGCGGGAGCAGCCAAGCCAGGCAAGAAAGTCAAGAAGGGCTAATAATTTTATGTGTGAGAGGTGCCGGATGGAAAACAAAGATAACGTACGCCGTCCGGTACGTCTTGCCGACTTCTTTGTAGTCGGTGCAGGATTTTTGCACAATTTAGCAAGTTCATTTGATGTATTAACAGAAGAACTTATGGAGTTAGCAATCTATAACGCTAACCGAGAAACAGAACTGAACAATATATGGAATCAGTTCTCAACAGATTTAGAAACAATTACGGAGGATACGGATGGCACTACAGGATTCAACTAATCCTATGCAGGGCGTATCTGGTCCTGGATCATTTTCAAAACGTACAGATTTAGAATATCAGTCTCCAGAATATGGAGCAGGCGTAGAGTATGCAGCGCAAAAAGCAGGCGCTCCTCTTGCTAAGACTCCAGATGTTTCTGCTGCAACACCAACTGAAGTTCGTGCAGTAGCGCTTCAAGCAGCGCAAGAACCAATTACATCTTTATTCGCACCAACTACTCGCCCACAAGAACCAATTACTACTGGTATTGATATGGGTCCAGGTGCAGGTTCAGAAGTGCTTATGGGTGCACCACAACAAACAGAAAAACTTTCAGATACATTGGCAAAGATGTTGCCATACGATTCAACGGGTGAAATAGCAATTCTTTATCAGAACGCTTTAGCGCGAGGTATGTAACAAGTGGCAGATGCAAAAACTAATTTAAAAGTTGCAGCTGTTCAGGCAAACCTAAACCCAAAAGAGAATGATCAAGTTAATTCTCTTATTAAGTTATTAGATACCCACCAGACTCTTTCTAATATGCCTGCAACACAGGCACAACAGACTTATAAAAAATTACCTGCAAATCAACAGCAGTCTTTAAATCAAATGTTTGGTTCAGCAACTCCTGAAACAAACAAACGTGGTTGGTTTGGTAATGCTTGGCATTACACCGGTGGCGCAGTCTTTGGTGCGTTAAATGAAGTTTCTGATTTTATGACTCGCCTTTATCGCACAGGTCAAGTCATTCGTTCTGAAAAACAATATCAAGGTCGTGGAACTCAAGGTATTATTGATGCTTGGAACACAGCAAACGACAAGGGCGATTTAGTATTTAATCCAGACCGTATTACAAAAGCAAAAGCTAAGTTTGGCGATGAGCGCACAAACCTAGCAATTAAGGTAGCAGAGGGTAACGCACTTGCTGATATTCTTGCTAATGGAACAGATGAAGAAAAGATTCTTGCAGCCAAAGTATCCAAAGGTGAAGATAATCTATTCCAAGATACGCTTGATGCAGTACAGGCGGCTAAGTATTCTCCAGGCCGTGAAGTTGCTAATGCGCTACTTCCAGCACAATTAGAGGGTTCAGGTTTTCTTTATAAAGGAATTTCTGGTTTTGTTGACGCATCTTATCGCGTATTTGCAGATCCTACACTCGCACTTGGTAAGGCTAAGAAAGCATATGATGCTGCTAACTATGCACTTTTTAAGATTGCCGGAGATGCCAACAAGGTAGACCAAGTATTTACTAAACCTGCTGTTGTTAACTTCTTTAACCAGTACGGTGCAGAACTAGAAAAGTTGGGCACAGCACGTAAGTCTAAAGATATTAAGGCTGCTGTTGAAGCATCTACAAATCTAAAGCGTCTTGCTCCTGAGTTTGGCCCAGCATCTGTTGATGAGTTCATTAAAGCTGGCGTTAAGGATGCTGCTACTGCTAAGAATTATCTAGCAAATCACGCAGACGTATCTAAAATTATGCAAGGCCAACCAGGTCGCGTAACTCCATTAATTCCAAAGATGGACCCTGCTCGTAGACTTCGTGTTGCTACCTATACCACTGCAGATAAAGTATTTAACATTGACAAAGTAGGCAATAAGATTGTTACCGCTTTGTATGGTCAAGCACCACAATATGAAGATATTACCACAGGTTTAACTGCTGGCGCAGAGGCTATTGCAGGGTTAGAAAAGAATGTTGGAAAACTAAAGAACGTTAAGGATGGCGTTGTTCGTTTTTCTATCAATCAGATTCAAGGTCGTTTAGACCGCTTTGCTCGTAAGTTTACAACTGTTCCTTATTTCAAGGAAGGTTTTTTTGATGTAAACTCATTTGACGCACCTACTAAAATTTATCAAATTGCACGACTTGCTAACAGCCGTTACCACTCAAAGATTATTCAAGAAGCATTTACTGCAGGTAACGAAGGTCAGCGCAAGCAAATCTTTACAGGTTTATGGAATACAGTTGCTGAAGTTCGTGGCGTAAGTAAATCTGCTGAAGGTAAATCATTTATGAATGAATTTGCAGGACGTGGTTTAGATAAGATGTACGCAGCTGATGTAGTGCGTAATGGTGAGAACTTAGGTAATCCTGCTAACTTTGATGGTCAGCAGATGGCTTTATTCCCATATCAGTTATCATCAGGTATTGCAGTTCCAAAGATTGTTGATTTAGATCGTCTTGCTGTACGTTCAGGTTTAATTAATCGTATTTTAGGTTTATCGCATCAGCGTTGGGCTGATAAGTTAACTAGCGGTTGGGTTATTGCAACCCTTGCTGGTCCACGTTTTGCTATCCGTAACGCAACTGAAGATTTAATGCTACACCTTGCAGTAGGTGACTCTGCTTGGGGTATTGTAAAAGGTCGCGCTTTATCCACACGCCTACGTATTGCTCGTGGAATTGGTGGAAATGAGCCTGCAAAAGAAACCTTAAAGCGTACTTTAAAATTAGATACTGAAGCTGGTGAACTCGGTGTTATTAATAAGTTTGTTTATAAAAAAGAATTATCAAAATATGCAACAAAATTAGAAGCAGCTAAAACACCAGAAGAAGTGCGTCAGGTATTTGCTGAGTCTGTATTAGAAAACAAACTTGCCTATAAGTTAGACCCACAAGGTGCTGAGTATTTAGCTGATATTGCTAAATTTGGCAACATTGACGATACTCTTGCTGGAATAGCAGAAGGTTCTAAAAATGCTTTGCGTGGTGGAGACCGTTACTTATCTGTAACCGATGACGTATCTCGTTTCGGTAAGATGGGCGAATTAGAAATCAACGGCGTTAAGTACAAGCAATCTACTGGAGATAAAGCGTTTACTCAGTTTAACCCAGTAGCAAACCAACAGAGCCGTGTATCTTGGCTTGTTCAACTTGGTATTAGTTCTAATGACTCACTTGCATCTATTGCAGTTAAGCACTTAGATAATAAAGAAGTTGCTGTTGCAGAAATGCGTAAGTATTTAGAAGAACTTAGCCCTAAAGCACGTGAACGCTTTCAGCTTTATAGCGTTGGCGGTAACATAAATGTACACGCAGAACGTGCATATGAGGCAGTAAAGAATCTTTTCTCTAAGCGCAATGGCGATATTAATATGGACCTACTAAATAAGGTTCGTTATATTGATAAAGAGGGCAAGTTAGTTGTCTCATCTAAGAATTTAACACTAGATGATCTACCAGGCGTAGGCGATGCAAGCCTAGTTCCTGAATATATTTCTGGTCCAACCCTTGTTCCAGTAGCAGATAGCGCTAACTTTGCTGGTTCACTTGCTAATAAAACTTGGGATGCTATGGGTGAAGCCAATGCTCGTTTCTCTCGTGAGCCTATTGTCATCAATGAGATGATTCGTTTGCGTAAAGAGATGGCAGAGTCAGGTTTTGAAGCTCGTTTTATAGAGCAATACACTAAAGGCGTTGAAGCAGATGCGTTAGAAGCTGCTACAAACTACGCTAAGAAAGAACTTGTAACCCTAACTGAGCAGTTATCTATGAATCGCGTACTTGCATACGTAGATAACCCTGCAGTTCGTAGCCAATTAGCTATGACTTCACGCAACTTCTCACGTTTCTACCGTGCAACTGAAGATTTCTACAAGCGTTTCTCACGTGCTGTGCGTTACAACCCAGAATCTATCGTACGTGCTTCTCTTACATACGAAGGTATTCACCATTCTGGCTTTGTGCAGACTGATGACAACGGAGATATGTACTTTTTCTACCCAGGTTTGACACCTGTGTACCAGACAATGCAGGGTGTTGCTAACGGATTTGATTTCCCAGAGGCATTTAAGATTCCAATGCCTGTGGAATTTGGTGGTAAGTTAAATATGATTACCCCATCATTAAATCCTGACTCATTGTTCCCTACATTTGCAGGACCATTAGCGGCAGTACCAATGAAGTTCGTATTTGGTATGGTTCCACAGTTAGATTCACTAGAATCTGTATTCCTTGGAACATATGCTCAAGACCAACCTATGGTTAATGCTATATTCCCAGCACACGTAACTCGTTTACTTGCAGGTCTAGATCGTAATGAGCGTAATTCTCAATATGCTTCAGCATTTCGTAAAGCTGCTACCTATTTAGAGGCTACCGGTCACGGCGTTAAGCCACGTTGGGATGAAGAAACTCAGACTTGGATTCGTCCATCTGAATCAGAACTAAATGATTACAAGAAAAAGATTTCAGCTGCAACTGTTACTGTATTAGGACTTCGTTTCCTATTTGGTTTCTTTGCACCAGCATCTCCACAGGTAACTTTAAAGTCAGAGATGGAGAAGTGGGTACGCGATAACGGTAGCGTAAGCTACAAACAAACATTTAACCAACTTATCTCTAAGTATAATGATTTAGATAAGGCTACTGGAGAATGGCTACGCCTATATCCTGACCAGATGCCATACACAGTATCTGAATCAGATGACAATGTGGTATCAGTAATTCGTGCTGTAGATTCTACAGTGGAATGGATTGGCAAGAACCAAAAGGTTCTTAAGGATTACCCACAAGGTGGCCCATTCTTGATGCCAAAAGTTGGAGATTTCAACTTTGATGCTTACCGCTTATTGTTTAAGTCAGGTATTAAATACAGCAAAACTATAGATAACTTCTTACAAGATATATCTACAGCCCGTGATAAACAGTTTTATTATGACCAGAAAGATGCTTACGAAACTGAACTTGCTAACACTTATGATGACTTTAGCAAGCAAAGATTGAAGCAACAGTGGACAGATTGGTCTAAGCAATTTAAAGCTGTTCGTCCATTACTACAGCGTGAATTATCAGGTGGAGCAGAAACTGCTATTAACCGCCGTAACGCATATCAAGACCTACAGAATATGTTAAATGATAGTTCAGTTCGTCAGGTAGCACCACAAACTTTTGATGTCTTAAAGCAGATGTCAGAAATCTACGATTCATACGTATACAACAGCAGCATTGCAGTAGGCAATGGCGCTGCTGCTAGTGCGTATAAAGATATGTTAAAGCAGAACACCAAGGTAGCGTTACAGCAATTAGCTGCAACAAATGCTAATGCTCAGGATGCTTACAATGTGATGTTCTCAGGATTGTTGGGAGACTAAATTGGCATCTACTAAAGAAAAGTGGATTGCGTATTATAAAGCTATGCTGCCGCCAGATAGACAAGATCCAAAAATTATTGAAGCGCTTGCAGAACGTGCTATAAAATTAGGGTACCCTGTTCCTAAAACAACTCCTTCACCTACTGCTACACCTACACCTACTCCAACCGCTACACCTACTGCTTCACCTACTGCTTCAGCAAAAACTACACCAAAGCCAACGCCAAAGAAAACATCTGTGTCATCACCGACTCAAGATCCTTATGCTGGATTTAAAGGTTCATCTCCGCAGGCAACAGGAGATCCTGTTGCAAAAGACATTTACAACAGCACTGATGCTTATCGTAAAGAATTAGCAATTTTACTCAAGAATGCTGGATTTAATGTTCCAACAACTGGTAAACAATCTACATCTATTGCAATTGCGGATGCTTATATTCAAGCAAGACAGCAAGCTATTCTTGAAAATTCTCGCTTAGGAATTACTAGAACCGTTGAACAATGGCTTAAGGATAACGTAAAGACACCAACTGGTACCAAAGTAGGTGGTCCATCTACTCAGATTGCTACCAATGTTCTTAGCCCTACTGAGGCAACTGCAGAAATCAACAAGGTATTTCAAGACCTTCTTGGCCGCGATGCTACATCTGAAGAACTTACAGCATTTAAAAAACAATTAGAGGCAGCAGAAAAAGCTAACCCTACAAAGACTACATATAAAACAGTTAATGGAGTTACTACTTCTAGCACTACTGGTGGCATTGACCGTGACCAGTTTTTAACTAATCTTATTAATCAGGATAAGAATCTAAAAGCAGAACTAGGCAAGATAGAAACTACTGACGCTAATGTTCTTAGACGAGAAAAAGATAAGGCTATATTTGATAAGGCTGTTGCAGCAGCCGCTGGCGATGCCAATAAGATTGCTACAATTCAATCAACTACATCTTATGGCAAAGCACTTGAGAATGTTCGTCGTCAGGTTGAAACACTTGCAACTACTGCAGGTGCAGTTCTTACCGCTGAAGAACTTGATGCTATTGCTAAGGAAGCAACAGACCAAGCACTAGATACCAACATCTATCAGCTTAAGGCTTTCATTGATAGCAAGTTAAAGTTTGGTGCAGGTAAAGATGGCGTTTACAAAGGTGCTGCTGGTGAAAGCGTAGATGCTTTAACAAAAATTGCTGCAGCTAATGGCCTTGATTTACAGAAAGCATTTGGTGCTCAACTACCTGATTGGCTTACTGCTATCAATAAGGGTGAATCTATTGAGACCTACAAGAAGATTATTCGTGATGTAGCCAAAATTGGTATGCCTGAAAAGGTTGCTAAGTTAATAGATCAGGGTATTGACCTATCTACTATTTATGCTCCATATAAGAACATTATGGCTACTACGTTAGAAATTAACCCACAGACTATTGATATAAATGACCCAACTCTACGCTCTGCTATTACCGCAGATACCGAAGTTCCTATCTATGAGTTTGAACGTCAACTTCGCAAAGATAACCGTTGGCAATATACCAATCAAGCTAAACAAGAAGTGGCTAGTGCAACACAAAAGATTTTACAAGACTTTGGATTTATGGGGTAACTAATGCCAAGAGATGAAGATTCAAGTTACAATTATATTGATTTTGCAGAACTTGCTCGCCTATTGGCACAAGCTGCTGTTGCTACCCCTGCCGTAGTTCAAGCACCTGCAAATACTGCCCCATCTGCACCTGCAGTTCAACAAGCAGTTACACAAATTGCTCAAGCAGTAGTGCCAGTTATTGCTCCAACAGTTCCACGTCAAGCAATACTTGCTTTGGCAAAAGAAATTGCTGATGAAGTTGTTACTACACCTGAGATTATTAAAGCAGATACTGGTGTAAGTGTTCCACCAAAAGTTATTGATAGCATTGTTTCTGAAGTTTCAGATGTAATACCACAAAACGTTATAGATAGCATAGAAAAAAGTCTTTTTAATGCTAGTGCTAAACAAGTGGTAGTACCAACACCTTCTCAGGCACTTGATGAGCGTTCACAAGCAATATCTGAATACAAAAATTTCTTTGGCACAGGTCAAGGAACTTCAGGAACAAATGGCGCTATCAACGGCGGTGCTAAAGATGATGGCGGTGGCACAG